GAACAAGGCGAGTTAAACGATAGCCATTTTTTGAGTTTCTTTAACATTACTTCCCTTCGTTAGACTGTGACACAAAGCTATTTAACTTTTCTGCCTCAGCAAGGACCTCTTCTGTTGTTGGTGCTTTGGTTATTTTTGCATCGGGTGATGTTGCTTCTTCTGCACACTCCGCTTCTTTCTGTCCCTTCAGAATGCCGAATGCTAACTCCAGCAAATCTAAACGTATTTCGTACGGTGTCTTTCCAGTTTTCATTGTATTGTTCCGTGTAGGTTAATTATATAGTTAAATTTATGTCAATTGCAAGCGGTTATGCAATTATTTTTTTGGCTGCGGGCACAACTAGTTCAGAGGTTGCAGATGCATATGCAGACATTACCTCTTTCTCTGGTGCGAAGTGACCAGATATTCCAGTCCTATACAGAACTACGGCTGTCTTGGGCTCGGCCATTACCATCATGGGGCCAAACGCCACCCCGTCTGGTGTTTGCATTAATTGCAAAGGTGCGTGAACTACGACTTCCGTATCGCTGATAGAAAGCACCTTGCAAATAATTTCTTTACCCGAAGTTAATAACAGGCATGTTGTTTCATTTTCTTTTAACTGTGGTGTGTTTTGTATTAACATTATAATTTTAGTCCTGCGAATGTATTTTCGCCTATATCGTTATTGATACCCCCGATGAGGTATGATGTGATCTCTTCTTCCTGTGGTGCTACTTGTGTTCCTTTGGAACTAATCCAGTGCTCTGTCCACGGTAGTGGATTAGATGGCTGGTTATATGGTCCTTTAAGCCCTATGGTTCGCATACGCTTGTTAGCAATAAACTGTACATAGTCTTTAAGGATATCTGCATTAAGCCCAACAATGGAACCTTTGCTAAACAAATATTCTGCCCATTGTTCTTCCTGGGTTACTGCCTCGGCATACATTTCGTATACTTGCGGCTCACACTCTGCGGCAATTTCTTGCATCATCTTGCCTTCGCTACCATCCATCCACTTCTTAATAATGTGAGAAGTAATAGCAAGGTGTAGGTTTTCATCTCTGCAAATCAATTTAATAATCTTTGCAGACTTCTCCATGATGTGCATTGATTCAGCAAAGGCCCACGTACAAGCAAAGCTCACATAGAAACGAACACCTTCTAAAATATTAATTGCAACCATCAAGATATACAACTTTGTTTTAAGCTCGTGTTCTGTAACTGTGATTTCCTCACCGTTTACTTTGTGTGTGCCGTATCCTAGCATGTTATACCAGTTTGCATATTCAATAAAGTCGTCATAGTATTTTGTAACTGCTTTAGCTCGTTCTACAATAGGCTCAATGTCTAAAATACCATCTAGCATTTTACTAGGATCAGTATAAATGCCCCTGATAATGTGCGTATATGAACGAGAATGAATTGTTTCGACAAAGCTCCATGTCTCGATTAGCGTTTCTAGCTCCGGCAAGGAACAATGTGGCAACAATGCGATATTAGGTGCTCGGCCCTGTACACTATCCAACAAGATTTGGTAATACAAATTGCTTGTAAAAATGTGCTGGCCGCCTTCGCTTAGGTCTTTGTGGAAGTTAGCAGCGTCTTGGTTCATTGCTACTTCCTCGGGAACCCAAAAGAAGCTCATCTGCTTGCGTATTTGCTTCTCAAAGAAGTCATATTTTTGCCTATCATACCTAGCTACGTTAACTGGTGCACCAAAGAACATTGGCTCTTTAGTTGCGTTGTTTTTGGTGGTATTAAACGTCTTAAACTTCATAACTTGCACCCTCCGTCTACACAATCATCATCGCCATCGAATTCAATTTCGTCCGTCTGGCCGTCGTATGTGTTGCAGTAATACAAAGTCTTACCGCCAATACGATAAAAGTAGATATCATCCTGTATCATTACTGACATAGGAATCTCTTCGCCTGGGAAGTTCTGAGGATTGTACCATGTGTTTGTTGATATTGTCTGGTCAAAGTACTTCTGTGCAATTGCAATTAGATTTAGATAGCCAATAGTGCTTGGCATATCCCAAGCTAGCTCGTACTTGTTCTTTAATCTCGGATAGCCAGGCACAACCTGCTTCAGTCGCCCTTCGCCACTTCCTTTAATAGTAATAAAGCCACGCGGTGGTTCAAATCCATTTGTACCATTTGCAATCTGTGCGGATGTTTCTGCTGGCATACCAGCTGACAGTGTCGAGTTCATTATGCCGTGTTCTTTAACTTCGGCACGTAGCCAATCCCAGTCCATCTTCAGGTTGGGCTTAACTACTTCTCTATCAATGTCGCGCTTGTAAGTGTCAATTGGCATAATGCCCTGACTGTATTTTGTTTCGTTAAACTTAGGACACGGTGTGCCGCGCTCCTTAGCAACTACCATACTTGCCTTAATGAGATAATACTGGAACGATTCCATCATGTTATCCCAGTGTTCTACTGCACTGTTGTCAGAATACTTATACCCGTTTCTAGCAAGCCAGTATGCAAGGTTAAAAATACCAACGCCAATTGGTCTGCGATTAAGTGTTGCATTGGCAGCGGCGGCAATCGGATAGCCCTGGTAGTCTAGTAGTTCGTTTAGGGCGCGTACTAGTAGCTCCAGCGGACGTTCCATATCACTAGTCTGTTTAATCTTACCTAAGTTCAACGCAGACAAAGTACATAAGGCAATTTCGCCATCGGGATCGTTCGGATACTCTAAGGGTTTAGTGGGCAAAGTGATCTCTGCACACAAGTTAGACATCTTAATCGGAGCAACTGCTTCTAAGAAGCTACTATGTGTATTTGCATGATCTACATTAAGCTTGTAAATACGACCTGTTTCTTTTCTCTGAGTGTGGTACATTGTGAATAGTTCTGCTGCTGGAATAGTACGCTTAGTAATGCTTGTCTTTCTCTCGTACATTTCGTATAGCTCGCGGAACTTAGCCTGGTCGTTGAAGAATGCTTCGTGCATGTCTGTAACTTCGTGTGGACTAAACAGTGTAATGTTCTCGCCCTTAATTAAACGCTCGTACATAAGTCCGTTGAACTGAATACCGTAGTCCATATGACGTACCGCAGTTTCTTCTGTTCTGGTGTTGCTACGAAGTGTTAAAATATTTTCAATTTCTAGATGCCACAGAGGCGCGTAAAGGGTTGCATCTCCTCCGCGTACTCCGCCTTGGCTACAAGACTTAACTGCCGACTGGAATAAACGATAGAAAGGCTGTACACCTGTGTGGCGAGTGTCGCCGCCACGTATCTCAGAGTCAACTGCTCTAATATGTCCGCCTTCTAACCCAATTCCTGCCTTGCGACTAATGTAATCAACAATAGCATTTGTTGTTGCATTAATAGATCCAAGCGAATCACCGCACTCAATTAGTACACAAGAACTAAACTGCTTTACTTTGGTTCGCATACCGGCCATAACCGGTGTAGGCAAAGAAATATCTCCCATGCTTAACGCATCGTAAAATTCTCTTACATATTTTAGACGTGTCTCTTCTGGGTAGCGATGAAACATCACTGCCGAGATCAACATGTTTAGATACTGTGGTGTTTCATATACTTCTTTAGTGACTCTATTCTGCACAAGGTATTTGCCATGGAACTGCTCCATGCCTGCAAACGAATATGTAAAGTCGCGCTGATGATCAATAACTGTATCGAGATATTCCCAATCACTATCCGAGTACCATTCTAATAGTTCTGGCGTGTAGTATTTTGATTCAATGTTGCGTTCAATAAGCTTCTTAAGAGGCCACGGGTCAAATTGACCGAGTGCTTCCTTTCGTAACTGAAAGAGCCTAAGACGAGCAGCAACCCACTGATAGTTAGGAGTATCTTCGGAAATCAACTCATGCGCTGTTGCAATCATGATCTCATGTATCTCGTCTGACGATATACCGGGGTAAAGCTGAAGTTGTGATTTTGTTTCTATCTGCGAAACCGAAACTCCGTTAATGTTCTCAGTTGCCCAGAAAAGTATCTTGTGTATTTTGTCGGGGTCGAATAATTCTTTTTCACCATCCCGCTTGGTTACCAGTATTTGCTTCATTCACTTTCCTTGTTATGATATGTGTTTTATTTGTTCATGGTTGTATTTGCATACAACTTCTGTGTTCGTCGAAAGCTCTTGCCATATACTTATCGCGCCGAGTTCGTAATTCAAAACATACTGGCCGTCGACTACCACAATTAAAAAACGATCTTCCTTGGTATCTACTAGCCATATTTCTGTTGTTAAATCGAACTCAGGCAGAAGTACCAACGTATAATAGAT